AAATGCTGCCACTAGCGCGACTAACGCAGCTACATCAGAAACAAATGCGGCTAACAGTGCTACAGCTGCTGCGACATCTGCTACGGATTCTGCTAATAGTGCTACCGCAAGTGCCTCAAGCGCAACTGCGGCTGCTGGGTCGGCTACAGCGGCATCAGGGTCAGCAACTGCTGCTGCAACTTCTGCTACCAACGCGGCAACGAGTGCGACTAATGCGGCTACTGCTGAGGCTGGCGCAGAGGCTGCTCTTGATGAGTTTACCGATATTTACTTAGGAGCTTTCGCTTCAGACCCAACAACCGATAATGATGGCGATCCGCTTGCAGCCGGGATGCTGTACTACAACACATCATCAGATGTATTGAGAGTATATTCTGGCACTGCATGGCAGGATGCTGGAAGCGCCGTGAATGGCACAAGCAATCGAGCAACTTATACGGCAACGTCTGGTCAGACAACATTCGCCATTGTTTATGATGTTGGCTTTGTTGATGTGTGGCTCAATGGTGTCAAGCTGGTCGCAGGAACTGACTTCACTGCGACAAATGGAACCAGTATTGTCTTGACCACCGGCGCTGCATTAAACGATCTGGTTGATATTATCGCGTTTGGTACATTCAATGTTGCTAATGCTCTAACAGTTACTGATCTTGGTGTAACGGTTCAGGCTTACGATGCTGACACAACAAAGAACGATGTCGCTAATACCTTTACTGCTAATCAGACATTCGATAACGGTATCATCGAAGAATACAACGCAACAGGCACTAGCGGTGCTGTTACCGTAGACTTGGATACAGGCAACAACTTCTCTACAGCTATGGCGGGTGCAGTCACTTATACTTTCAGCAATGCAGCTACAAGCGGTAAGGTGTCATCTTTCACCCTGAAGGTTGTCAATGACGGTAACGCTATCACATGGCCTACTTCAGTTGATTGGCCTGCTGCTACTGCTCCTACACTGTCAGCCAGTGGCGCAACAGACTACTTTGTTTTCATCACGCACGATGGCGGTACAACTTGGTACGGCTTCACTGCTGGACAGGCGATGGCTTAATGACTAGTTCTAAGAACTTAATACAGGCAAGTGCTGGTAATGTAGCTGGTGGTGACTTCTATCCGTACACGATAGATAACTCTGTGCGGTTTGCAAGCAGTTCTGATAAATTGACTAGAACTAACTCTGGTTCTGGGTCAACTAAAGGTTGTTTTTCAATGTGGGTCAAAAGGAGCAACTTGAACCCAAGCGCGTCGGCCGAATTAATTGGTACAGGTTTTAGTGAGTTTAATTTTATTAATTCTACAGCGGGGGGCGGAGTATATTATCCAGACACTATTGGTTATTACGAATACTTTGGAGGCAATTATCAGGGACAAGGTTCTTCAAGTATAAGTTCATCAAGTGCTTACAGTGTCTACAGAGATGTATCAGCTTGGTATCATATGTTTCTAGTTTGGGATACTACTTTAGCAACAGGTGCAGACAGGTATCAGATATGGATAAATAATCAAAGAGTAACGCTAACAGGTGTTTCAAACGTAGCACAAAATACTTTAGCCAGATGGTTTTATACTGGCGATATTGCAATAGGCAACACATCTTCTGGCACAAAACCTTCTTTATGTTATTTAGCAGAGGTTGTTGGAGTTGAAGGTACTGCCTACGCACCTACAGATTTTGCAGAAGACAAGAACGGTGTCTGGGTTCCAAAAGAAATAACAGGCTTAACATTTGGCAACAACGGCTTCTACTTAGACTTCGCCAACTCTGGCGCACTCGGCACAGACGTATCAGGCAATGGTAATAACTTTACTGTTTCAGGGCTGACAAGTTCAGATCAAATGCCGGACACTCCCACCAACAACTTCCCTACATGGAACCCATTGCTTAAAGGTATTTCGCAGACAGGAGTCTCAACTTCTGATGGAAACATGGTAGCAAGTTACACTGGTTTTTCAGGAAGCGGGTACTGGCCTTCATTTTCTACAATGACTTTACCTAAAAATGGCAAAGTATATTTTGAAATGTGTTTGGAGTCGGTTTATAACGGTGCGCTTATAATGGGGATTATGTCCAAAGAAGACGCAGAAAAATATGCGGCAGGGACGACATCTCCAACTATGGGTAATTTGGGATATTGGGATATTCACGATGGGAGTGCTTATGCTTGGGGAGGAGACGGTCAGCCAGACTATGCAACTTTAGGGCTAGTTCCGAGCGCTGGCATTGCAGGGGGAGTAGTTGGTTTTGCTATTGACTTGGATGCAGGTAAAGGATGGATTAGGGTCAATGGTACATGGATACTTAGCGGTGACCCTGCTAACGGCACCAACCCAATAGGCAGTGATATACATACTGGAAATGGTGCTTCAGCAAGTGGTGAATATGTAATATTTAATTCAGGCTACATATCAGTAAACGCTTATACTAGAAGTATTCTTAATTGCGGACAGGACAGCACATTTTCTGGGCGTAAAACAGCAGGGAATTATGCAGATGAAAATGGCATAGGGGATTTCCTGTATTCAGTGCCATCAGGTTATCTAGCACTCTGCACAGCCAACTTACCAGAACCCACTATCGGGCCTAATAGTGATACTTTGTCTGATGAGCATTTTGATATAGCACTTTGGACAGGTACAGGGACGACTCAAAATATAACATCTTTGGAATTCCAACCTGATTTTGTTTGGATGAAGGCAAGAACTGTTGCTTATAATAATTGGTTGTTTGACGCTGTAAGAGGAACAGGGAATTTATTGGCTTCAAATACAACAGATACCGAAACTAGTTACCCTTCAATTCTCTCTAGCTTTAATAGCAATGGTTTTACTACTGATTCTTTCGGCAGCACATATGACTTTGTAGCATGGAACTGGAAAGCCAACGGTTCTGGTGTATCCAACACAGATGGCTCTATAACTTCTACTGTGTCTGCTAATCAGGATGCAGGGTTTAGTATTATAACTTACACTGGTAACGGTACTAGCGGAGCCACTATAGGACACGGACTAAATGCAGTGCCTAAAGCTATATGGGTTAAAGATAGAAGCGATACCAACGCCTTTACTAACTACTTTGAATCACTGGGTACAGGTAGCGAATTGTATTTTGCATATACCCAAGGAGTGACAAACTCTAATTTCTGGATAACATCTCCGACAACTAGCGTGTTTTCTGCAAGTTCTTCTGAATATGTCAATGCTAGTGCGCACACCTACGTGGCTTACGCTTTCGCAGAAGTAGAAGGTTTCAGCTCCTTCGGAAGTTATACCGGGAACGGCTCGGCAGATGGCCCCTTTATCTACACCGGGTTCAGACCTGCTTGGTTTATGCTAAAGAAAAGTTCAGGCACTGGGTGGTGGTATGTTTTTGATTCAGAAAGAAATACCTATAACTTAACAGGTAAAGCTGTATTTCCTAATAGTGCTTCAGCTGAATCTGATTACCCCGGAGGCTCCTCTTTGGGTATGGATTTTTTATCCAATGGCGTAAAGCTAAGAGGCTCTCAAACAGAACAAAACGGATCAGGCACTACATACATCTACATGGCATTCGCAGAAAACCCATTCAAATACAGTAACGCACGATAGGTAACATAATGAAATACTACAACACAGAATCACAGACAGTGGTTAGCGAGAGGCAAGTAGTCAAAGCCAATCCTAACACTTCATTTGCGTTACCCTTCAGTGACGCGACACTGGCCTCTCTCAACTTGGTCAGACTGACTGACGACACGAAGCCAGACTATGACTCAGCTACCGAAATAGTTATTGAAGATGTCATAGAGGTACGCGATGGCGTTGCCTACCAGACTTACAGCGTGATAGATAAGCCAGCCGAAGTTATAGCTAACGAACTAGCTAACAAGAAAGCTAATGTACGAATCCAGCGTAATGACAAGCTGTCTAAAACTGATTGGGCAGTTCTCCCCGACAGCCCACTGTCAACTGACGACAAGACTGTTTACGAAAACTACCGTGCTGCTCTACGCGATGTACCTGCACAAGCTGGCTTTCCTGAGAACGCATTGCCTGAAAGCCCTGACGAGTCACCATACGCTTCTTGGACTTATGACAGCACTAACTTTGTCTGGAATGCCCCGCTGCCTAAACCTGAAGGTGAAGCGCACTGGGATGAAGATGCTTACCAAGAAGACAACACTACTGGCTGGATAACTATAGGAATCTAACATGGCAATTTCATACACAATAGACAAACTAGTACGCAACACAACTGACGGCGGTGTTATCCGTGTCCGGGCAATAGCCTCTATGGTTGACGGTGATATTACTGTCAGCGACATGGTTCACGCCAGCTTCACTCCTGACGCATCTGCTGATGGCTTTATCTCTTTTGACAGCCTCACCGAAGCAGAAGTCATTGGCTGGGTAGAATCCTCTATTGATGTTGATGCTGTTACTGCATCTCTTCAGGCAAAGCTGGACTCTGTTAAGACCCCTGCCACTGCTGTTGGTATGCCGTGGGTTACTGAAGAAGAACCTGCCGAAGAAGCGTAAAGACAACACAACAGGGCGGATACAGATATGAGTAAAACCAGAGATTTTGCCAACGTAGCAAGTGGATTAACATCCACGGCGGAAGAATTAAATTATCTTAATGTAACGACTCCGGGCGAATCTGAAGCGTCAAAAGCGCTCACCACAAACGCAAGCGGTAATACTGTCATAACTGGTGGGTTAGAAGTTACTGGCACATTTGCTGCTGACGACCTTGATATAATTAGTCAGGCTGAAGCAGAAGGTGGGACAGATACTAATGGGCGGCTGGTTAGTGGGCAACGGCTTGGGCAGGCTATTGCGGCTTTGGCGACTAGCGTAGTTCCGAATAAACTTATTTCTGGCTTAAATACAGCCTATGGGGCTGACACTCAGCATGATGTGGTTATACAGCCCGGAATTTGTACTGGTCAAGATGATGCGACAGTAATAGAACTTACCAGCGCAATCACAAAACAAATTGATGCGACTTGGGCATCTGGAACGAATGCAGGAGGGTTGGCAAGCGGGGCGTCATTGGCGGCTAATACTTGGTACCATATGTTTGCTGTTATAGCTGGCGGTAGTGCGGACGCTATGT